GCTAGGTTTAATTCTTTCAGCGGTAATTATCAGGTATCTCTAAAATTTTTGGGATATAAGTTTAACATCTTAAATGAAATTGAGATGGGAAGTTTGTTTGCCACACCACACATGTATGCAACAAGATATGATGTTTCAAGTAGTTCTAATCCAAACGTTAACACATCAGTAAACGTACAACCAACAGGAGAAAGGCCTATTTTGAATTCCAATGATACACAACTCAATGTTGAGTCTGTCGTTACTGAAAAGGGGTATGAAAAAATACTTGAAGTTTACAGTGAGTACAAAGCTAAAGGGTTATTAGACCCCGATTTTCCTGAATTGACGTTGGCTCAGTTTATGTATAAGATAGATTTATTTGAAACCAACGTATTGGAAACCTATCCCAAAACTAATGTACAACCATTGACAGATTGTAGAAACTTTAAAAATATTCTAAAACAATATTACGGAAAGGTTTATCAAGATTCCAATTCTTGGTTCAACAAGTGGATGAATCCAAAACCTCTGATAGGGAATCAGGACCAAATGTATTATGTATTCAAAGATTTTACTCCTGCAGAAAAAACTGAAGCAGAGGCGGAGTTAAAAAATATTATAAATACTTATACAAAAAAACTTAATGAGTCAGGTGTGTTAGGAAATGTAGGAAGAACACCTGTAGAAAACAGCATTCAATATACCGACATCAGTCTTGAGAAATTTAACTATCTTACAGATATAAATGAACAAAAGACAATACAATCAATTACAGGAATTATAAGACCTAATCTTGATTCTCAAGTGGCGGTAAAGGCGAAAGAAATAATATCACAATTATATAAAGTAACTATAGTTACTGACCAAACAAATACTAAAACCATACAAATACTGAACAAAGAAAATTTAAAAAAAGAACCTATTTTCCAATTCGATTTGTTTACAAATAAGATACAAATAATGGAAGCGGAGGCTAATAAAAAACTAGGTGAATATGAGACCTTGATTACTGAAGACTTGGCAAGAAAACTTTCGGACGACAGGTTAGGTATCGGATTCTTACCTACGGTGAGAAATATTAGTGCAATAATAATGGCTTCGGCGGAGGGTTTCATTAGATTAATGGATGAAGTTCATACAAATGCTTGGAATAAAAAGGACGATGATACAAGGAGAAGAATTATTTTACAAAATACTTCGTCCGCAACTAGTCCAGATGCGAAAAACCTCACACAAAAATTACCATCAGAGCAGGCAACACAATCTCAGATACCAGTGTACCCATGGCCACAATTCTTTGTGGAAACACCTGACGACAAAAAAGGAAGATTTCAACTTAGATATTTGGCGGACCCATCTGTAGTACCTTATACTTTAGGTAACAGATATGATATATGGCCGGAGGTTGAGTTTGTAGAAGAATATTTAAAGGGGTTAACACAGAAGTTTGACCCACCAATTGCACAACCATCATCCAACAGTTCTGCCATTACTAATTTAATTAATATAAATGCAATTGAATTCCCACAGAACAACTTAGCTTACAGAAACAAAGAAGAAATTAAATTTTTCTATGAAATATACGAAAGACAATTTGTAACTTCTCATTATACGGGGCTTAGTAGGATAAAAGATGATAATCCGTTTTTAACAACGTTGTTGGATGCATTGAGAGATTATGAAACTCAAAACATTGTTACTAGCTTGGGTTTAAGTAGCCCTACTTTGACTTTCAAATTAAAAAATTATGTTTTAAACTCTGTTAACTACGTTGAAAAATTGAGAGAATTCTCCAATCAAGGTACAGGAAGAAGTTACCAAGACTTTATTAGAGATTTCTTTGTCACACCTTATTTAAGAACCTTGACAGATAAATCGTTCTCGATATTAAATATAGATAATGAAGGTGCAATACCACAAAATAATTTAGCTAGTGTTGCAACTCAAATACAAGGAGTTTTGGATACAGCACCTAACACCACAACTGTGATGGATATATATCCATTCACTGATGACACATGGACTTCACAAAATATGGTTCAAATAAATCAGCACCAAAATGGTTTAGTGTTTAATACCAACAAAACACTTACGGTTTACAAACCAAGAAATGTCATATCCAATTTTTCAGTAATGACAAATTATACGAGTGCAAGACCAGTAACTAATTTTAATTACACTCTACCTATATCATCATTAGTAAACTCAACATCTTTCGATTACAGGAGAAGTGCCTCGCAACTTATACCAACAGAGGGTTATGTAAGAACGATAGTACCTGCTGTTGACAACTTCAATGTACCTCAAATACCTGAATTAACAACAACGTCTATTTTTAACACACCATTTTTTATAAATGCAATTACAGAAGGTGTTGATAATAACAGGAAAAAGGGTAAGTACCCATATAAATCTGCGGCATACCTTTTCTTAAATTCTCTACCGTTGACTTCGTTGAGAGAATTGTTGAAAACAAAAGGAGAAAATAGTTCTTACGTAGATAATGACTATATGTTTGCAACACTTAAAAAGTTCGGTGCGGTACACAAACTTCCATATGCTTGGATATTAAAATTAGGTTCTATTTGGCATAGATACAAAATACATAAACAAAGTAATGTAGATATATTGAGCGGTGTTTGGAATAACTTTAATTATATAAACAGTTATGACCCAATAACAAACAACCCATCTAAAATATATTCGTATATTGATTCTTCAGGACAAAAACAAGAAATACAGTTAGCAAACACAGTTAATAACGTCAGTACAACAAATGTTGGATTTTATCCAAAACTAATTAACGACTTCAATTATTTCTACAACGGGTTTAATTTTTTTAGTGGGTATACCGATGGTGAATTACAATCGGCAGTTAATGGGGGGTTAAAAATTTTTAATATAACTAATTCCAACATTAGTAATGTAAAAGGAGGGAACAACACTTTTAATCTTAAAACATGGTCAGCTATGGTCCCTGTTACGGATATAACTGTAAATGTTGAAGATTGTAAACCAACGGTAACAACCACAACATCAAATTTATTTATATTACCATCTTTCGGTTCAACTCTCAATGAGAGTAGAACTGCTTTAGTGTATAACTCACAAATGGCGACAGGACAATCATTTAGTTCAAATCCTTCCGTGTTTAACGGGTCTTGTAGGTTATTTTGGAAATCACCAAACTATGGATACTTTGATACAACATTAGCAAGAAAACCAGAACCTGACGAATATATGAACCAAATCAGACAAGACATTACTGAATTGTCTCCGTTTAGATTTTTAGGTGAAGGTCAATATACAAAGATAGATGACATATTTTCTGTGTTCGATAAAAAGATATTAGATTTATTTGAAGTGGAGTTTTTAAACTTTTGTAAACCTTTGACAGATATCGAATTGGGACCTAAAACTGTTGTTTCATATAATGGGGTTAGAGCAGACAAAGAGGATGTTTATAGAAATTTTCAATATCTTATGAGAAATATGATGAAAGTACCACCACAGGGACAACAATCATTACAAGATGTTTTTCTTAATAATATTGAGAATCAGGCAAATGTTCTACAAAACCAAATATCTTCGTTTTTGACATACGATGTTTTATTTAGATATGGAAATCCATCTAATTACAATGAAAGAGTTTTTAATTCTTTCGTGTCACGTAATATGCCCTTTCCTATTGTTGTTGACCCAATACAGTTTGAACCATACGAACAAAACAGTTTACCATCTTCCTCAGGAGGAATAACACTTTCTCAATCAAAACAAAAATATCCGAAGGTTTGGTTAGAATTGGAGTTACAAATTGGATTTTCTACAATTGAACAATTGAGATATAAAGATACTGGTTCATATATTACCGACTTCTTTATAGACAATAATATTAAGTTTACTGTTGATAACATCACGATATTAGTTCAGGTTATAAAAATATACGCAACACAAAAATTAAAAAATCCAACCATAACTAAATCACAATTTAATACTCTTTTGAATCAAAATGGGGCAGTTGCAAAATCATTACAAGATAAAATTTTGAATGGAGTGATGGATAAAGTTAGGAAAGATTTACCTAATCAAGACCAAGTAATACAAACTGCAAACCAAACCGTAATTGATGGTCAACAAAGTAAAGTTGAGACTTATGAAAAGTTTAAATCTTTGAATGATAAGTGGATTGCTGGAGGAGATTTTATAAATAAAACTTTCTTTGAAGATATACTTTTTCTAGATAGGGCGTCTAGAAATATTGGTAATACTCTCCTTGTCGATATTTTTGAGTTGAAAAAAGTATTGAATAAAAAAGCATCTGAGTCAAGTCTCAGAATGAGTGTATATACATTTTTGGCTGGCTTACTAATAAATAATAACTTTGTTATTATGAATCTACCATCGTATGTCAATTTTTATAATGTACAAGATGTAGATGGTGTTAATATAAGAAAACCTGAAGGTACGTTGGATTTTGCGAATAATCTTTGGGGAACTTTTTTAAGTGTGGACTATAGGAATTCAGGACCAAAAATGGTTTGTTTTTTCACAGGTAAACCTTCACAATATTTAGACTTGCCTGATAACAAATATTATGGTTTTAGAAATGACGGTTTTGATATGAGAAGACTATCGGAAGTTCCTTTGATTGAAAATCTAGATAAAAAAACGGACTATGCTATATCAAATAGGTGCGTAGGGTTCAATGTTGATATTGGTATTAGGAACCAAAATATATTTTATTCATTTTCAGTAGGTCAAGAAAATGGTAAGGCAACTTCAGAATCAATAAACACCGAATATAACTTGGCAACACAAGCGGCCGGTGTTAACACCGCAACACAGAATGTAGGTTTATATAACTTGTATAAACAAAGGAGTTATCCATGTACTGTCACCGCTTTAGGGAATGCAATGATACAACCAACAATGTATTTCAATTTGAGACATGTACCAATGTTCAATGGACCTTATTTAATACAAGATGTTGTACACTCAATATCACCAGGAAATTTTCAAACACAATTCACAGGAATCAGACAAGGAATGTTTGACCTTCCACAAATTGACCAATATCTACAGAGTATCAATAGAAATTTACTTACCAAGTTGGAGGCTATTGTTAAAAATAGAAAAGAAGAAGCCGATAACATAATAATAACAGACCAGCAAAAAGCGGCAAATACTCAAAGCAACTCTAACAATTCTAGTTCAACAGAAAACTCATGTGTTGCAAATACATCATACCTCAACGAAGGATTTGAAAGTGTCAAAGTAACTGCAACAACTGAAAATCCACAAGTTATGTATGATGAAATTGTTAAAGTAATTAAACAAAACAGCCCAACAGCTGCGGTGGACAACCAAATGGTAAAAATAATGTACTCTATATGTTATGTTACTAACTATAAAAATAATGTTTTTGAAGGTTACTCTAAAAACTATTCGACTCCTATAAACCTAAAAGTTAATTTCTCACCAACATATAAAACAGCGAACGGTATTCAGTATTTCAATAAGAAATATAGTTGTGTTGAAGGAAGTGATAAGAAACCAATACCCGTTGCAAACTTCGACACCTTGAATGATTTCGTTTCATTCTTATACGCAAGATTAAAACCAAATCAAAAATTAATAACTAAACAAGGTCTATGGAAATATTATTGTTGTGATTACCCAACTGTTGGATATGTTTCAAAATCCGCTTTCGAAAGTGCAAAATTAAATAACGTAACTTATCAAGATGTATTAAAAAGATTAACCGCAGGGGTTGGAAGTTTGAGAAATTTTGGTATAGATACCTCAGACATAAATCAATTGATAAGCGGAACAACTACCACTACTTCTTCGACACAGACGGTGAACTTAAAATGTGACCCTCCTACAATAATTGACTTTAACCCTAAATCTGCATTCACGGGAGACACCTCACCAATAATTACAATAACAGGAACATCATTATGGGGTAGTACTCAAGTATTCTTGAGTGGAATCACTGGTTCAATTAAATCAAATACAGACACCTTTATTCAATTTGTACCAAACCAAAAAGTAACTGGTAAAATTAAGGTTAAAACTGAATACGGTAATCCGGTAGAAACAACACAAGATTTTGTATTTAGGTCCACAAAATAATAATATCCAAACTAACAACATATTTATATATAAAGAATATTATGGACATCAATACAGCAATGAGTAATTATCTTGGAAAAAAAATTAATTATTCTGAAAAAGACAATAACGACGGAACAAAAGAAGTTTGCGACTTAGCAACAGGTCAATGTTATACAGTAAGAGAACGTGACGGTCTTATTGAAAGAGCGGGTAACAGTACTTATGTTAACAGACAAGTTATGGTTGAAACTAATAATGGATTAAAACAATTATTAAACGGATAAAAATGGCAATAGATAAAAAAATAATAAGCGAAATACAAAGGTATCATTTTATTAACAATTATTTAAATGAACAAGACGCACCTCCACCTCCACCACCTTTGGGAGGAGAAGACCCTGCAGCAGTTCCACCGGCACCAGGCACAGAACCGGCACCTACAACAGATGCTCCACCACAGGTTATAGATGTTGAAACAGATACTGAAGTTGAAAAAATCGATGACTCAGGAAAGTCTGAAGAAGATACAACAGGAGGAACTGAAGAATTGGATATTACTGATTTAGTAAAATCACAGGAAAATATTGAAACAAAACAAGAAGAGTACTTCAACAATTTATTTTCACAAGTTTCTAGTTTGGAGTCTAAATTAGGAGAGATGGATGCAATTTTAAATAAATTAAATTCATTGGAAGCTAAGATAGAAAAGTATAGGGAAAAGACACCACAAGAAAAATTGGAATTGAGAACGTATGATTCATACCCTTTCAATCAGAAGTTAACAGATTTTTTTGATGACAAAAAAGAAGAGATGGAAAAAACTGGAAAACATGATTATGTTCTAACATCGGATGATGTAACTGATATTAATGATGGAGATATAAAAAATAGTTTCCACTTCAACTCGGACGACGAAGAAAATATGTAAAAAATAAAGGTCTCTTAGGAGACCTTTAAAATTTGACTAAAGTCACACTTTTAATTATACTTAAAGCATAAATATATAAACATGAACACATTAGACGCCGTATTGGCACAGTACGAAAAAAGTCAAACATCGGGCGGGGCCCAGAACAGAATGTCGCAAGACGAAAGAATGAAAAAGTATTTCGCCCTTATTTTGGGTGATAAAGAAAAAACAGGACAAAGAAGAATCAGAATCTTGCCAACTCAAGACGGTTCTTCACCGTTCAAAGAAGCTTGGTATCATGAAATCCAAGTTGGCGGTCAATGGCAAAAGTTTTATGACCCCGGAAAAAACGATAACGAGCGTTCACCACTTAACGAAGTTTATGAAGAGCTCATGTCAACTGGTAAAGAGTCAGACAAAGAACTTGCAAAACAATACAAATCTCGTAAGTTTTACATTGTGAAAGTTATCGACCGTGATAACGAACAAGATGGTCCAAAGTTTTGGAGATTTAAACACAACTATAAGAATGACGGTATCTTGGATAAAATCATTCCAATTTGGAGAAACAAGGGAGATATTACTGACCCCGAAAAAGGAAGAGACCTTATAATTGAGTTAACCAAATCCAAAACACCAAAGGGTAAAGAATACACCACAGTATCTACAATTATGTATGATGACCCATGTCCTGTACATGAAGACAAGAATCAGTCTAAAGCTTGGATTAATGACGAACTAACTTGGTTAGGTGTTTATTCCAAAAAACCTGTAGATTATCTTGAGGCAATTGCACGAGGAGAAACTCCAAAGTGGGATAGTGATAAAGGTGGATATGTTTATGGTGATAGCACCGTATCTGAAACATCTATGGGTGGCAAATCAACAAAGTCATCTTATGTTGACCCACAAGCTGAAGAGGAAACAGATCCAGACTTACCATTTTAATTTAATGGGTGGGGACTAACCCCACCCTTAATTTTTATCATATGACATTCAGAGAGGAAATAGAATTACAACTAAGAGATAATAAAATGTTATCTTATGAAATATTGAGTCAATTAAAAGATAAAGGATATGCGTCTGGTAGACCAAAACAAATTGGCGATACCGTTTTATTTGGGATGGTTGAGATAGAAGAAGAAGGGGAGAAGTCTTTGAAATTAATCACTTTCCATGAAGAAGAGATTGATGTTATGTACGAAGAGAATACGGAGTTCTATTCTCAAAAAAAACAAGATAAATTTCCGAGACTTAAAAAAATAGAAAATGGCAATTAAGAAAAACGAATTCAGTGATATAAAGAAAAAGTTTTCAACTTCTGCAAAATATAAACCACAAAGGTTCTTTGATTTAGGTGAAGACTTCTTGGATGCTGTTGGATTACCAGGCCCTGCAATTGGACACTTGAATATGTTCTTGGGTCATTCAGATACAGGTAAAACAACTGCCGCAATCAAAACAGCGGTAGATGCTCAGAAGAAAGGTATTCTCCCTGTATTCATCATTACAGAACAGAAGTGGTCTTTCGAACACGCAAGACTTATGGGTTTTGAATGTGAAGAAACTGTGGACAAAGAAACAGGTGAGTTAGATTGGGATGGATTTTTCATTTTCAATAACAATTTCAGTTATATCGAACAAATTACCGATTATATTAACTCACTACTTGATGCTCAAGAAAAAGGTGAACTTGAATACAGTTTGTGTTTTATTTGGGATTCTGTAGGTTCTGTACCTTGTAAGATGACTTATGAAGGTAAAGGTGGTAAGCAGCACAACGCATCCGCTTTATCCGATAAGATTGGGATGGGTATTAACCAAAGGATTTCAGGTTCCAGAAAATCTGACTCAAAGTTCGAAAACACTTTGGTGATTATTAATCAGCCTTGGGTTGAACTTCCAGATAATCCATTCGGACAACCAAAGATTATGGCTAAGGGTGGTAATGCTGTGTGGTTGAACTCATCATTGGTATTTTTGTTTGGTAATCAGAAAGGTGCGGGTACAACTAAAATAACGGCAACAAAAGACAAAAGGAGTATTAAATTTGCGGTCAGAAGTAAAGTATCTGTATTGAAAAACCATATTAATGGTTTGGGATTTGACGATGGAAGAATCATAGTTACACCACATGGATTCTTAGCTGGAAAAGAATCATCAGAAGAAAAAACCTCGATAGAGAAGTACAAAAAAGAATATGCTAACTATTGGAAAGATATCATTGGTACAGATGGTGATTTTGATTTGAAAGAAGAAAAAGAAGATTAGTAACCCTATAAAAACAAAATGTGGGAAAGACATTGTTGGTAGACGGTGACAACCTATTCAAAATAGGTTTTCACGGAGCTAAGGACCTCTTTAACGACGGTTCACATATTGGTGGAGTATATCACTTCATTAATACTTTGAGACGATTCTTGGAGGAGCACAATCACGACAAGGTGGTTGTATTTTGGGACGGAGATTCAAACTCATCCGCAAGAAAAAAATTATACCCACAGTATAAAGAGAATAGGAAGTTGAGTATGAATGAGTATAAATACGAATCATACTTAACTCAAAAGTCTCGTGTTAAAGAATACATTGAAGAAGTATTTGTTAGACAAGTTGAAATGCACGATAACGAGGCTGATGACCTCATTGCATATTATTGTAAAATTGCAACAGACGAGAACATAATAATCTTCTCCGCCGATAAAGACTTAACACAATTGATTAATGAAAAGGTAACAATCTATTCACCCACATCAAAAACTTATTTCAAACAAGGGGATAAGATAACAATCAATAAGGTTGAAATTCCACATCAGAACGTCTTGATATGTAAAGTTTTTACGGGAGACAAATCAGATAATATAGATGGTATCGAAGGGTTGGGAGAAAAGACTTTGGTTAAATACTTCCCTGAATTGCAAGAAAAATCATGCACTATTGAAGAAATATTGAATAATGCACGAAATATCCCGCAGACAAAACCAATTAAAAGCTTATCTAATATTTTGACTGGCAAGACAAAAAGTGGTATACTTGGTGAAGAGTTCTATAATATGAACAAGAAAATTGTGGATTTATCAAACCCATTAATTACCGATGAAGGTAAAGAATTGGTCGAACAAATTCAAAAAGATACAATCGACCCAACGGACAGAGGGTATAAAAATCTAATGAGGATGATGATTCAAGATGGTATGTTCAAGTTTCTTCCTAAGAATGATGAGGCTTGGGTAGATTTTCTCAGACCATTTATGAAACTAATAAGAAAAGAAAAAAGAAACACAAATAAAAATTAAATTATGAAAGAGCAAGACATTACGAAGCTAGAATTCCTTTTGACACTCAATGACAACATCGTGGTCCAAAGATTCTTTAACGTAAAAGGGTTCAACCCAAAAGCAAGAAATTCTGTAGATTTGTATGAGTTTATGAAAGATGTTGCGGACACATTGAAGTATGATATGAAAATGAAAACTGTCGTCTACATGTTAGATAATAAGGACTCAATTATGCACGATTCAAGTGTTATGCAAACATCGTTTACTGATGGACCTGAAAATTTTAACATGTTCATCAAACTTGGTGAACAGACAATTTGTCATAGAATTTTTGATGGAAAAATGTTCCCACCAAAAGTTCGTTATACTGTGGACGTAAGACCATATTTGAAAGATTTGTTAAAAGGGTTGACTGACATTTTTTCCACCCACAAATTAAATTTCAAATATCTAGGTTACGACTTGAGTAAGTAAGTATTTAATTAATAGAGAGGTCTAAAATTATGATGAAAAATTTTGAGTATTTAGGTAATACCTTTCAGCTTCAGCTGATAAATCAAATAGTTCTCGACAAGACCTTTTCTGCGGCAATCTTAGATGTTTTAGAAAGTTCATATTTCGATAATAAGTATTTTAAGATTATCACACAGATGATTAAGGAATATCATAAAAAATATGAATCGTCACCATCTTTTGATACTCTCGAACAAATCGTAAAGTCTGAAATCTCACAAGAACTCGTTTCCAAAATTGTTTTGGATACATTGAAACAAATTAAAAACGCACCTCTTGAAGGTTCAGTTTTTGTTCAGGAAAGAGGTTTGAAGTTTTGTAAACAACAAGAGCTTCAGAAAGCGATGGAGAGAGCACAAAAAATTATCAACGAAGGAGACTTTGAATCGTATGATAAAGTTGAAGGGTTGAT